TATACCGGGGCCACGCACAGGTTCTCCAGCAGCAGGAGGCGTTGCTGTCGGCGCGGCAGTGGGTGCTGCCGGTTTAGCTGCTCCACTAGTAGCTGCATTTAACGCAGCTTGAATTTCCGCAATCTTTTCTGGACGTTCGCCATTAGCTATTGCAGACTGCAACAACCTTTGCAGTAAAAATACTTCTGTGGGTGCTTGTACGGGGTTACCTGTCTGAAACCGCTGCACGTCCCCACCACCAGCAAATGCAACCATGCCGCCATCAGCATAGTCAAACATGTTGTCAGGCACGGGTAGGCCGGAGATGCCCCGCTCCATCGCAGGTGACGGTACTTGGTTATTACTAACGGCAACCTGTCCGCCGTAGGCCATGCGCGTTGGAGGTTGTTGCGGTGCAGTGGGTGGTTGTTGCGGCGCTATTGCAGACATGCCCATTGGTTGTGGGGGTGGTGTTAACCCAGCATCTTGAGCCACTGTTGTACCGGACGGTGATTGAGTGTTTGCTGCGACGATCCGCTGGATCATCATCATTGCCATCAACGCCTTGGTCGGGTCTACTTTACCCGCAGCAGCATCCTCCTTCAAACGCTGCATGTTTGAGCCATACGTGGCAACGAGATCGCCTACTGAACGATCCGCAGTTTTACTAAGGACTTTATCTAAGGTCTGAAGGCTCATTTAGCACCCCCACCAAGCATGTTGTACAGTCCGATCCCTGTCAAGCCCAAACCAGTCAATTGACTAGCAAAACTTGGGGGAGGCGTTGTTGTTACTTGTGTACCTGAAGTTAGTGGAATACCACGCAACAGATTAGAGAGTTGACCCACTTGAGTCATCCCGTACTGTGCCTGATCGGTTAAGAACCCACGCTCAGCGTCAAGCTGCTGTTGTTGTACAGCTCGCTGGAGATCGCCAAATGCACCCTGCGTTTTAGTGAGATCAAGTTGACCAGCAAGTTGTTGTGTACCGAGCTGACCGAACGTACCTGCTAATCCACCAAGCCCTTGTGCTGCACCGAGCCTAGTCTGTAAAGCTTGCTGCTGTGCAGCTTGGTTAGCCATCTGCGCTTGGAGATTCTGCTGACCTACAGTCATCTGTGCCGCACGATCTCGCTCAAACTGCTGCTGCGCTTGTTCATATGCAGACTGCAAACCCTTTGCTTGAATATCGGCTAGCGTCGATTGCAGACCAGCTTCGCGTTGTCCTTGGAGAAGTGTTTGCCTAGCACCACCATAAGTGCCTTGACGCGCCGCAGCAAGGTTTTGTCCCAGTTGTTGTTCTCTTGCGGCTTTGACTGCCGCAAGCTGCTGTTGGTTAACAACGTTCTGCATGTAAGGGGACATGTAATCCTTAGCTTCTCCAGACGTAAATTGCCTAGCAGCTTCTGGACCCAGTACGCCAAGAGCTTGAGCATTTTGTAGTGCCTGTAACCCTGCTGCGCTTTGCTGTCCTGCTTCGGTAGCTAACCCATACTGACCAGGGATCTGCATACCACTGAGCTGATTGCCAACGTATTGCTGGAAGGGAGAAAGCCCTGCAATAGACCCCGCACCCATTAGCCCCTTTTGAATAAGCGGGGCATACATTGACTCGTAAGTTTTGCCAAACTGCTCAAACCCTCTGGGGATTAACCCTGTAACGTCTTTTCCGTCTACTTGTAGAGGAGTACCCTCCGCCGTCTTACCTGAGTAAAACGGTTTTAGAATGTCCGGTATTTCGGCGCTATATTGGACGGCGGTAGATGTAGTCATGATTATTTCCTCAAGCAGGCATCAAACGGCCCATACTTATTTCGGGCGGTTGTTTCGTGGTGCCATGTCGAGAATTCCTTACTCGGTCCATCATGGCATAAAGTTTCTTAGACCCAGCGTTGCTGGAGCCATTACCAAGATCTGCAACAACGTCGGCAGGGATCACAAACTCACCATCGGCAAGACGAGCCTCTTGAATACCCTCAATCGTAGCAGGTACGCTATCACTCATGCCATCCCCCGCGCCATTAATTGTGCGTGGTTCGTTTGCAGAACCTGTGGCACCACCCGCAGCAAGTGCGCCCATCATGCCGCCAGAGGCGGCAAATCTAGGTGTTATAGGTGGTAAATATCCTAGAGATTGGGCAGCAATTTGCTCCCACATCTTGCGCTCTTCTTCAGTTTTAGCGTTGGCTATTTTTTGCTGGAGTTGGTGTTTAGTCATCTCATCGGTGGCTTTCATACCGCCATACCCGCCCACAGTTAACCCAGCAGCCATTGTTGGTGACAATGTCTTACCTAAAAGACTAGCCTGTCCAGAAGTAAAAGCTTATTGTGCGGCTTTATCCCCGGTGGCCGCACCCACAGCACCTTGCCCCACGGCTTGTATATTTTCACCGAGTTGGGGTAAGAAGCCTTTATCACTAGAAAATACGTTTCCAAATTTAGGAGGTGGCGTAACCGGTACTTGTGAAGCAGCCGATCCAGCTACATTGGCAGGTGCTTGTGCAAGCGCATCAGCACTACTTACCCCAGTTATATCAGCATAATCCGCTAGAGTAGGTGGTGCGTTTCCATAAGCCTGAGTTATTGCGTTTTGTGTAGCTGCTTCGGTAGCCCCTGACGCAGCGCCCGCACCTTGAGCCAAACTGCTCATACCGTAAGACATTAAACCTGACATCAACCCACGCTTGAAATCAAACCCTTTACCGGGGCCAGCCAGTCCCCCAGCAATACCACTTAATGCCGCAGTCGCAATTGGCGGTAAACCAAAAAATGGCAACGCGATCTGAGCAATTGGAGCAATTTTCCTAAACAACTTTCTCCAACTGAAGTATTCAGGTAATCCTGTAGATGGGTTAATAGTACCCGCACCACCTGCGGCTTGTAGCATCTGTGCTTCTTCAGGGCTGATGTGGGCCAGCATTGTGTCACCGAACCGACCCTTCTGCGCCATCTCTTGGGCGTACCCTTTCATGGCAATACTGCCTAGCCCACGACCGACATCACCACCCTCTGCGTAATAATAGTTTGCAGGACGGATAGGCAAGCCCCGTTGATCAAGTTTGTATGTAGCAGGTCCGCGAGCTTCAATTCGTGGGAACTGAGCGTTTGTGAACTTAAGCTGATCGGCAATATCTGCCATGAGATCGATGTACTCTTTACCCGTGCGGCCTTGACGAATCCCTTGATTCTGTAGATCGATAAGATAGGCTAGGCTATTGAGTCCGGGTCTGGCAATTTTTTCTTTTGCTTCTAGCTCTTTATTGAAAACAACATCACGCGGTACACCCAAAGTGCCTGTAAATGGGTTTGTGGTTGCGGTTGCCGGTAATATTACTGGCACTGATGGGGTTGAGATACCAAAATCAGCGAGGGTGTATGCCTTCTCCCCAGCTTTAACTACATCTCCACCTTTGTCATAGTAGATTGGTCCACCACTTGCCTTAAGCTTAGGAGCACCAACTGTATCAATAAAAGTTGGCGACGATTTATCTACGGAAGGTGGAACAATGTCAATACCAGCAGGGGCACCTGCTGTCGTAGTACCCAACTGCCTTTGGAATGAAACACTTGGCACTGTGCGTTGTTGAGCCAAAGCAAGTAACCCAGCACGCGGTTCGATGGCAGCTTGTAGCTGTGTGGGGGTGATGTACTGGTTAGCGGGGAGTGCTCGGTTTATAAGCCCTAGCGTTTCCGCTGGTGTCAGATTGAGATTGCGAGCGTACTGCAATCCGCGAGTGATGTTGTCCTCAATATCAGTAACACCCGAAACACCTTGAGGGAATGCGTATTGCATAAACGCTTCTTCTCGCGTAGGCGCACGCCCCATCGTATAGGTAGGCATAGCCCCAGCCACACCTCTAGTTGGCATAACAATCGGTTCAGCATACGCACCAGCCATGCGTAGTTGAGGCGCAGCTTTAGAGAAGTCGTATTTGCTTAAAGTATCAAGAGGCGACAAGTCTGTGCCTTGGGGTAGCCCCATAGCATCAAACCTTTGCTGCATGATTGCGTTTAGCCCTGCACCTGTGGTTGTAGTCGTACCTCCAGTGCCTGTAGTTGTAGTTGTGTTCCCAGTACCTGTGGTTGTAGTTGTGTTCCCAGTACCTGTGGTTGTGTTCCCAGTACCTGTGGTTGTAGTCGTACCTCCAGTACCTGTGGTTGTAGTCGTACCTCCAGTACCTCCAGTACCTGTGGTTGTAGTCGTACCTCCAGTACCTCCAGTACCTGTGGTTGTAGTCGTACCTCCAGTACCTCCAGTACCTGTGGTTGTAGTCGTGCCTGTGCTTCCAGCTTGACGTTGCGTAATAAGATCGACGAGAGCTTTTTCTTCTGGTGTATAAGTTCCGCTGCCAGGGATCTCTTTAATATCCGTACTAAAAAAGTCTTTAAGTTTTTCAGCGGGTATTTTATTTGTTACATACCAATCCACCTGTTGCTGTGGAGTCATGAAATTCCAAGCTTCTGGTAACGTAACCCCTAACCCAGAAGCCGTACTTCTGATCGCAGCGTTTATTGCTAGTTGATTTTCATAAGCATCTTTTTGAGCTGCTGTGTCAAATACCATGCCATCACTGGCTGTGTATGTAGTAGCCACGTTATTACTCCCACCGCTAGTTGTACCTTGATTACCGGTTTGTATAGCGGTATCAATCGCATCTTGATTAGAAGAACCACCAGTCGTACTCTGTCCGCCCCCAGAAACGGTATCTTGCCCACTACCAGAAACAACGGTGTCTACAGGTGCGGGTGGAGGCGTCCTAGCTTTTACAACTTCAGCAATCGTTGCATCGTCTATACCGTAACTTTTTAGCTGATCGGTAGTCGCACCACTATTTACAACCCAATTAAACCTCTCCGTTGCATCAAGCGAAAACCAATTATCAGGAAGCGTGATACCTGCGTTTGTAGCTTGCTGACGTATATCGTATTGGCTTTTAGCAGTATTAGCAGCTTCAACAGTTGGATACACAACCCCATTAAACGTCCTAGAAGCTGTTTCTTGCGCTACTCGTATTGCTTCTTGCTGAGCTAAATAATTATTACGTGAATCCCGCTCTCCCGGAGATGTATAGGAACTTCCATCACTTGCATAATAGTAAGTGGGTTGTGGAGGTGGGGATTCTTGTTGACCACTACTTACATCTTCTCTAGGATCTTGCCCAGTTTGTTCAGAGGGTTCAGGTTGTGGTTCAGGTTGTGGTTGAGGCTGCTCCATACCTGGAGCTACGATACCCGCGTTTTGGAAATAGCTTGTAATTTGTGATGCAGGCATACCTATAGCATCAGCAAGCTGATTAACGTCCACACCAAACTGCCGCATAGCAGTAAGAATGGTCGATGGACTATTAAGATTCGCTACAACAAAATCGTAAACACCTTGATTAAACGCCATGATCTACCTCAGTCCGTTAGATCATAGAAAGACAAAGCACCGATAATGTCATCAGTGCCAGATATAGTCCGTGCCGCGAGCGTATAAATATCGCTCACACTTGCAAGAGACACGCCAAGTTGAAGGTCGAAGTTGTAGTCCGTACCCCCACTTGCCAACCCAGAACCTTGATTACTACCAGACACATAGGTTTGTTGGACAATCGTACCACCTGACAACGCGCTAGCAGCAACATCGTATTCAACATTGGTTGAAAGGCTTGAGAAGGAAGCCCCCGTTAATGTCGGATTCTTCATAAGCACAACTTCATAATCCAACGTAGACCCAATAGGTATCGCATTGAAAATAGAAGGTATGACAACCGCGCCCAACGCGGTACTTTTTAACTGTATAGAAACCATCGGTTTGAATGTTGTCGTAGCTGCTAAAACGGCAGTCATCCGCGCCCAAGTCAAAGCCGAAACCTGCTGATAGCCACCTTCGGAAATAACGGTCGAACAAATTTGAGTTAACGTTGATGCAGAAGCAGTAGTGTCCGTATTTTCAACTTCATACCGCATAGGCAGAATTGCCGTGGTCATGTAGACCTTGTCGATATCATTTGCATTGTTAAACGTATGACAGACAATAAACGTGCCGTCGATGATGAACCCACACCGCACCGAGCCAACACCGAGCCATTCAAAGTCCATGTAAAGAATCTGAGCTTTAGCCACATCAAGCGTTAGACCAGAAGCACCCGTGCCATCTAACTTGTCGCCGTTCCAGTCAGCTTGGTCTACAGTTCTTGTATCACTTGGCGTACCAGACGTATTGGTACGAAGCACAAATGATTTTGTCGTGCCGTTAACTTGGAAGAAAACACCATTGTCGGTGTTGAAGTACCCAACTCGTTGTCTAAGATTGTCTTTAGGCGTGTTCATCACAAAGGTGGCTAGCACCTGTAGGCTTTTCCCAGGCTGGTACGGAAATACCCGATATGTCTGACGAACCGCTTTATCCCCAGAAGCTGTGGTAACCGCCATGTCCACGCTTGATTCATTGGCAACATACGTAGCCGTAGCCGATCCAGTCAGTGCTTCGCTGAACTGCGGGTCTTTCTGATAGCGGTTTTGGCTATCAAAAAGCGTGTATGGATTAGCTACACGTAGCCGCCCAAAAGCATCTAATGATGTTGCTGAAAACGGTTCCATGTTGCCATTTATCTCATCGGTAACTTGGGTTAAGTATCTATCTAATAAGTTGAAATACAAGCGAAGCGCACGGATAAACTCATTCTGCTGCCGTACATCATACTGAGGAGGGGGCAGAGGTATAGCTGGTGCGACAAAGTTCTTAACAAGAATCATCTCTTCCCATCCGGCCTGACATCAAGTCGAACGGAACCAAGCTGCCACTGCACCCCAAAATTTGCGGAAGCTACCTTAAAGGACATCTGCCTGCCACGGGCACGCAAAAATACCTGCTCTGTATATTGGTCAACGGTTGATACACTGGCGGCAACAGTCTGTGTGTTTGAGCTAGACACCATAGGCGCACTTCCTGAGAACCGCTTAGGAATCATCGTAAACGTAACAGACGGTCCTGCAACTGTAGACTCATTGAAATTAACGTCAGGAAGCATACGGCGAGTCAGCATAAACTGCTCACCATCTGCAAGATCAAAATCAGAAGATCCAATATAAGAAGCCATCGCAGCTTCGTCGTCATTTACCCCAAACTCATGCTCGTATTGATAGCCAATTGCAGAATTTTCGTCGGTCCTAGTAGCAATCGGGTTACCCCTAATAGCTGTATCTAGCCAAGAGTTCCGTACAATATTGCCGTAGTACCAAGCGTTTTCTAAGTGGTTGAAGATAACGTAGCGATCATTCCAAGTAGATCCTTCGCTTGGATAGAACCACCAGATTTCTGTAAACCCCTCATTAGTGCCACAGACTATCTGATCGACCTGATTAAAGTTCAGATCCTGGAATACATACTGCCGTAGTGTGCAAGGTAGTGTTTGCACCTGACCTGAATAGACGTAGAACTTATCCTGCCCCATCCAGTACACAACGTTGTTGGCAGTAGCTACAGCACGAGGACTAATGATGGAAATGTTATCAGCAAGTTCTTGTAGGGCAAATACGTCCGTCGTACCCACAAATTGAAGCGAATAAAGACTAGAGTTGGTATAAACCAAAATTTCTTGACGGGTTGGAAACGCACGAATAATTTCAGAGCCACGAGATACCCTGATAAAACCCGCCGAGTTTGTTGTCGTAGGTGTCCAGTTTTGCGGTTCGTCTTGGTTTGCCCATCGAATTAACAAAGGATCGTAGTCAGTGGATAGACCACCGTACGGCTGACATCCAAAAGCAAGCAAGTGTTTGTCGTTCTGAGATACAAGCGTTTGCATTGCAGCATTAGGTACGTCACTTGCACCTGTCAAAGAGGACAGTAAAACCGCCCGAGTACTTAATGCCGTTGATGGGTTAGATAGCGCCCCCCGCTCCCAGTAATAGATAGCACCTTTGCGGATGTTCATCACAAGATCGTTGTCAAAGTTATCAAACCACCAATCGCGTTGTTGTAGAACAATTGGTGTAGAACCACTAATTCCCCAAGGGCTTGTACTCCAAGTACCAGAACCCCAACCATAACCATAAGTCGTTGAGGCATAACCAGACGCAATACCGTACTTTGCAACAACCGCGCCACCGCCATTACCCGAATCTGAAGCCGTAGCCAGAACAGGAACGATTAGAGTTTGATTAGTAGTCCTAGCTTGAATGGTATAAGTATCTGCGTCAACTTTGGTTATCTCATAGTCTTGGTCCAATACAGCGGCAGTTATATTTCCGCCAAGTGAAACCGCCCCGCTAAACGTAACATAATCACCTGTTTCAGCACCATGCCCTACATCAGTTACTGTAATAGTGGAAGAATCTACAGAAGCAGAAAACGGTTTATTTAAAGGTGGCGCTACAGCCGTAGCCATAGGATTAGTAGTCTTACGAAGCGGAGTTATGTTGTAGTACACACCGCCTGTTTCAATATATACGTGATCGTCAGTGCCAAGTGCTAGAAAATTATCACCGTAGGTGGTTACCCAGTTGAGTAACTGTCGGCATACGCCAAAGAAAAAGTAAGGCGTTATTTTTGCCCATCCACCAATCTTTTGCGGATATCCAGAAAAGAACCTAATCTTGTCGCATTCATACCAGCCACCTTCGCCGGAATAGCTAGTTTGATCTCGGTTGACCCCTGGTCGAAAATTAAGTTTGAGGAAAGGCATCTATCACCTCATCAAAGCAGCTTCTGCTGCGCGACGGCGCGTGAGGCCGGGAAGAACTCGGCCAGCAGCTTTATTCCACAACATACATTGGTCTGCTGCACCGTCCCAGTCCCCCGCGTCAATACGTTTTTTGAACGTGGAAACCCGATAGTTCCCTAGGCCACAATTGTAGACCCAGCTAGTCACGGCGGCAATGCGTCGCGGTAGTGCGGTTTGAATCTTGGGCGAAAGCTTTACCAGACCTCGGACAAAATACTCCACATGATGATCCAGCGCATCTTCGCACTGCTCAATCGTCCAAATGGTGTCAGGATTAATCTCAGGTCCGGTGGCTCCCCAGCCGATTGTCCAAGGATGTCCTCGGGTTCCGGGG